TGAGGATCGGGTAGTCGTCGTACACCTCGATCGAGTAGCCGAAGTCGTTCTTCTCGACGCGGATGTCGCCGCCGAGATTGGCGCGCGCGGCCTTCTTGAGCTTACGCTTGACAGCCTTGTTCATCGCGAGGGCGTTCGGGCCGTCGACTTGGTCGAGCGCGGCGTCGAGAGCTTCGAGCGAGAGCGGGCTGTTGGCGGCCGGGGCAGCGAGGTTCGCAGGGAAAAGCTGCGGACCAACAACGCGGCGGCGCAGGCCGTCGAACTCGCGCGGATCGGAGACTGAGTCACCGTTGATCACGCGGTCGGCGATGTGGAGCGAAAGGGTCTTCACCTTCATCGCTTCTTCCGTGGCACGGATGCCAGGACCACGCGTCTTGATGAGGGCCTTGTCGACGTCGAGGTCGCCACCGACGAAGCGCAGCACTTCGACCTGTGGCGCGATCACGCCGGTCGTCTCGCTGTAGCCTTCGTTGACGCCACGGAAGCCGACGCCAGGAAGCTTGGCTTCCAGATCGTAGCTGTACGAGCCGCCAGGAACGTCTTCGAACGGCATCGCCGCGACGAGTTGCGAGTTGCGCGCGAACATTTCGATCACGGCACCGCGCTTCACCTCAGCGGAAACGCGCTTAGACGCTTCAAACAGAGTCATTGCCATAGGTCTTGTCTCCTATTAAACGTAAGGGCTACCGCCCCTTGGGATGTAGCCCTTACCGGGCTCCTTACCGCCTTAGCGCTTGGAGCGCTTCGGAGGATTTGCGTTGGCGAACTGCAAGCGCTGCATCGGGGTCATCTTGGCGAGGTCGGCCTGATTGAGACCGTCAACGTCTGTCGAGCCACCGTCGCCGCCACCTGCGCCGCCGCCTTGTGATCCCTTGAAGTAGTAGCCAGCCGACTTGCGCAGGCCTTTGAACCACTCTTCAACGGTGAGAGGCGAGACGCCATCTTCACCACGCAGGACCATTTCACCTTTCTTGGCGACCAACTTGCCGTCCGCCTCGACCGCCCATTCGTCGCGCGCGCGGCGCAGAACGTCTGGCAGTGCGTCCATGTTGAGACCGATTGACGGAAGCGCCGCTGCTTGGGCGATTGCCGAGTCGATCGTCTTCATGTTGTTGGCGACGACAGCCGCTTCGAACTTTTTCTTCCATTCGCCCGACTCTTGTGCGAGCTTGCCGATCTGCTCTTCGAGACCGTCCTTCATCGCCTTCGTGCGGGCCGCCAGTTCGCCCTCGATCACATCGGAGCCCTTGAGCGTGCCGTCCTTGACTTTCTGCGCCGTCGTCTTCCAGTTTGCGATATCAGCGATCAGATCAGTCAGCGGGCGCTCTTCGCCCTTGTCGTTCTTGCCTGCCAGTTCAGCGAACGGCTTCAACGCGGCTTTCAACGCGTCGTTTTCCTGTGACACGCGAATGTTGTTGCTGCGGAACTCGTCTACCTTGGAAGCCGGGGCGAGGTTGACTTCGAAGCCATCCTTTTCAGCGGTTTCCTTGAGAAATTCGTGAAGCTCTTTAGGCGCTTCGTCCTTAGTCTTAAACTTGACCTTGTACATGTTCAAACCCACCGGGTGTTGACTCCCGTTTCGGCGTGCGCCCCGCACGGTTGGAAACGATCATCGTTGAGCGACAACGGACACCCTGTCCGTCGTCTGCTCACACACATAGTGGTCTCGATTAACTACGTCAAGAGTTTCAACTTGACAATATCACTTTTTCGGCTTGGCGGCAGGTTTTGTCCCGGAAGCCGGTTTTGCCTTCGCAGCCGTCTTTGCGGTAGCCGCTGCGACCTTCGCCGTGTCTTTAGCCTTCTTTTCCTCGGATTTGCGGTCCTTATTGGCTTCCTGGCGATCAAATTCCTGCTGTTGGATGGTCTGCTCCATATCCAACTCGCCCTGGTTGTCCTGCAAGCCAAGCTCATGGTCGCGGCCTGCCGCACCTTCCTCGACTTGGAACTTGGTCGCGGCATCCGGGTAGCCTTCGTGCATTGCAGCAACGTCAGGCTGGTTCGGGAACTGGGCCAGATCGTCGAGTTTCTTCTTGAACTCATCGAGCGTGATGGCTTCGGACAGATATTCGCTTTCCTGCAACACGCGATAAAGCTCATCGACCGGCAGGATGCCTGATTGATACAGAAGTGCCACAGCGCGCAGTTCGCGCGCGCCGACGCTTTGCAGCTTAAAGTCTTGGTTGAGGGACACAACTAGTGTATCGGCGCTCGGCGCGTTGTCCCATGCGAGCATGAAGCGGAGTGCGCGCGTCATCAATTCGCCGACCGCGTCGGTTGCGCCGAGAAGGATGCTCGTCTCGTTAGACTGTTTCGCCGCGAAAACGTCCGCGTTGTCGGAGCCTTGCTTTCGCGCACCCGCACCAGCGACGCGTCCGCCAAGTTGCTCGACGTGGTTCTCTTTCTCGATGAGCGAGTCGGTCAGCGCCTTGAGCCCGGTGCCGAAATATTCGAGGATGCCCGGCTTAGCTTCGGCAGGGACTTCCCACACAACAGACGGCCCGATTGTGTACTCGGACTCTTCTTCACCGCCAGCGTTCTGCTGCACGTAATAGACCGGAAGCGCCGTGAAATAGCGCCCGTGCTCAAGCTGCGCCGATGTGCGATAATGAGCTATATTCAGCGTGGCGATGTCGTACGCAGGTGACTTCTGGACTTGATAATCAACACCGTTCGGTCCTGCGATCCAGAACGGAATTTCCTTAAACGGCGCGCCGTTGAGCATCGGCTTGATATTGCCGGTCGTCAGCTTGAAGTCTTTTCCTTTGCCGTCAGTCTTGTTTTCGAACTCGTAGATGTCCTGCACGTAGTCGCCGTTATCATCGAGGCGAAGCACGCGGTAACGCGGGCGGAGTACCGCGCCACGCTCGGTCGAGCTTGACAGTAGGCGCTGCACGACTTCGGAGCGCGCTTGCGCGGGATCATCGAGATAGTGGCGCTGCTCAACGATTTCACGTAGCAACACGTAGACGGGCTTGGTGATGCCATCGATCATTTTTTCGCGCCAGCAGAGAATGTTCTCCGCGAGGTAGGTGGCGGCATACGGAGCTTCGCGGCCGTTTGCATCTCGATCGACGAGGACACCGACGCGGCCAACAGCAAGGACTTCTTGAAGGAGTTTTTTAGAATACGCGTTCGCGCTGACGCCGGTCGGCGTCACTGCGTCGAAACGCTTGCGCTGGCTGTCTTGAATGCCGGTCAGTTTAATCGGGCGGCGGAATACTGTGCCGAGCCAGCCGCTCAGCGTTCGCGCGGTCAAATTCGTGAAAACGGCGCGCTCTTTGTAGACAGCGTACTCCGTGCCACCGTCACCGAGCGCGGGGAGATAAAGCTCCCCTTTCTCCTTCATGCGGCGCGAGCCTGCGATACAGTCGCGCACCATATCCCAATCAGGTTTGTAGTAGCGGAAGTCCGGGTGGAGATAATGCGTAAGCTCGCTCGCGCCTTTCAAGGCGTCCAGCGAGTTGGTGTACTGCGTTGCAGAGGTGAGACTGACAGCCATGGGTGCGCCTATCGGTGTGTTCGTTCTCCCGGTAAATGGGCGTCCAAAACGCTTAAAACAAGAAGGGAGGGGCTGGTCCCCTCCCTCCTTGGACCTTACGGTCGCTGGCAGACTTAGTCCACCACTTCTGCGTCTTCGACGGCTGCGGTGATCTTCGTGCCCTTCGAAGCGTCCTCACCGTCTTCCTGACCGGCGACCGGGCGGGCGCGCGGCGGTGTGAAAGCTGCTTCGGCCGAGGGAACCCACGATTTGATGTTCAGCTTCGGATAGTACACGGCGTCGCCGGTCGTCTTGTTCTTGAAGAACGAGCGATCGAGTTCGACGACGGGTGCCTCAGATGCAATGTCATGCTGAGCCGCAGCGAGCACCACTTTCTTGACGAAGTGGTCCATCTGCGTAAGTGCTGAGCGCGACGAGACTTGGAACAGGTATTCGACGCCCGACTCCAAATCCTTGCACGGAATGGTCATCTGCTCAGTCCAGCCTTCGCGGACCTTATCGTTGACCACAAACGGGCCGAGATCAGGAAGGTCTTCCTTCTTCACGGCGTTGTCCAAATCCCAGATCGAGTTCATCGTCGAACCGATCTGTTTCTTGTCCTTCCAGCAGACGAAGCCGCGCGTGATGGCTTGGAGGTTGACAGCAACGGTGGTGCCGAGCTTGAGATCGGACTCGGTGCCGTCGCTGTCGCGCGTCTTATAGACGGCCATCTTGCCGTTGAACGAGAGGAAGGAGTGCATCGCGACGTTGTTGCGCTTTGCATATTCCTTCAAGTTCGCCAGGAGCGATGCGGACGTCTTCGAGGTAGTGGCGACTGTAGTGTTCTGCATGTTGTTTCTTTCTTCGGTTAAGCTGGTCAGGACTTGGGAGTACGCGGCGTAACAGTGAGCCGTGTAAATTCACCGCCAGCACGGTGAAAATCTTCGATCGTCTTGCCGAGCGGTTTTAGGAACGCGGCAAGCGCCTCTTGGTCGACGGACTCTTTGCCGTCCAACTTCGAGTAGGAAATTTTGAACGTCGGATCGTCGAGGCCGCGCGTTCCGACTTGTGACAAGCTGCGCTTTATCGTATCTTCGACTTCTTTCTTCGAAGAGTGCGCTTCCTTCTCGGCGTTGCGATACTTCACAAAGTCCGCCACGAGCGCGCGGAAGTGTTCAACGACTTCGGGCGGTTGGTTCTTTGTGTCAGACGGCCAGTGTTTCACTTCGGCGTTGCGACACGTCGTGTGGAACGGGCAGTGCTTGCATTGATCCGTGAACGCACCTTCGGCTGGCAAGTCGTAAGGGTCTTGTGCGGCGTACAAGCGTTCGGCGCGCTTGCATCCTACATCGAAGATGCGCGGGTCGCGGCGCAGTGAGAACGGACGAACGTCTTCAAGATCGTTGGCGTTCACGTATAGTACAATCGCCCACTCGGGACGATACGGCGTCAGGGCGTGGTACATGCCCATCTGCATCTGCGCTTGGCCGTGGTGGATCGTCTTTTCTTCATGGATGTTCGCGCGCGGATCAAACGATTTGATTTCGAGCGTGAGCGCGGGATTGATCAGATCAGGGATGCCGTGTTCAGCGAACGCATCGAGCGGCGTGTCGACGATCAGTCCGTCAGGTGTGGCCGAAGACTTCTCATGAATGAACGACTCTTGGTCATCACCCATGTATAGACACTTGTCTTCGCCGAAGATGCGTTTCAAGGTCGGGACAACGAAGTGACGTTCGATCATGTTGCCGCGTTCGGCCATGCCGAGAGGCATTTCGATCGCCGCTTCG